CCACTTTCTATTTGCTGTTCTGCAAGACCAAATTCGCCTTTCATTTGCTCAATTTGAATCTTCATTTGATGCTCCATTTGAGCGTACTGCATTTTTAGTTGATACTCAAACTCTTTCTTTTGCATATCCAATTGTGCAAGAGCTTGTTGTTTTTGTAAATCAACCTCAACAGCTGCCTGCTGCTGCATAGCCTGAGCTTGCGATTGTGCCTGTACATTTTGTTGAGCAATAGCTTGTTGTTGCGCTATACGTTTTTTTCTACGTATAATAAGCAAACGCTCTGCCTGGTCAATGTCTTTTAACTGACGAATAGCAATAGCGTCTTCAAGGTCTATTTCTTTTTGAGCCAGAGCGATTTGTATGTTTTGCTCAAGGTATTGACGGTCCATGTCATTAAGATCACTGAGAACCCGGACACCAAAGTTGTACATTGGAAGATCTCTAAAGCTTGATAAGACAGACATATTAGTCTTGCCAATAGCTTTTTCATATACCTTAAATATAACTGATTCTATAGGAAGTATTTGAACGCATTTTAAGACATCCTCACAGACTTTTCTGTAGAGAATCATGCTAGCGTTAGTGATATCATAGATAGCGTTATTACCAGCGTTTACAGCTAGCTGATTAACACCTACTAAAGCCTCTCCTTTTGGAGTTGTTCCGTCCATAACTTCATTGATACCTGTAGCATCGCGAATCATACGTAAGTAGTGATTGTATAATGCAATAAGCTCGTTGATATTACGTATCGTGTTTCCAATCTCGCGGATAGGAGGGTTTTGGAACCCGCCTTCTGGATTCTTACTACGATAGTAGAATACACCCGTTTGCTCGTATATGTCTTGAATATCTAAAGGCTGTAAATCACCACCACGACCTAAGTCAACATTTTCTAAACCTTCAATATCAACCATGATACCATCTGGTTTACTTTTAGCAATTGCCTGCTGTAGCTTTAAGTGAGTCAGCTGTAATTGATCTGCAAAACCAACAACACCAGATACCAAGGATTTAGGTATCATGTTGCGCATATTTACAGAGGTTACAGAGTAAGATAAACGAGCCTTAGAAATATCGTGGATATTTTTCGGAATGTTATGTTCTTTTCCGTAATTGAACAAATGATCTGTACCAATAATATACATACCTCCATAAACTGTAGAGTTTTGCATGTATACCGGGTCACGGTCATATACAGAGTTCTTAGGAGCTTCATACTCTTCTCCTTTAAAATAGAATCCCATATTTCCGTGACGAGACATCTTGTTTTCGTAAATCATAGAATCTACAGACAAGAATTCAAAGTCTAATACCTCAACAGTATACTCATCGTAACCGTACTTGTATTTATTAAGCTGTTTGTCGTAATACTTTTCCGTAAAACGCTCGGCACTATTAGAGTGTTTGTTCATCACACTCTGAGCCATTTCTGTATATTCTTTCTCAGTAAACTGATCACCAGCTAAACGCTTAAGCTCCATGATACTCATGCGCTTAATGTGTCCGGCATAAACTAAATCAGAGAATGTAGGGTCGTCAGTATAGTTGTGAATAAACATTGATGGATCCACGTACTCCTCAGTAATACCGTAGTTGGGGTCATTGCTTCGTTTAGCAACAGCCATACCACAGCTGATAATATCTTCAACACATCTACGATAGATACGCTCATCAAAGTCATTCCACTGTAGTGTAAGTTGCGTTGCAAGTTGACCAGCAACCTCAGCATCTGTTTTTACATTTGTCTCTAAAAATATTTCAGCTTCTTCTGGAGTATCTGGAAGACTGTTTGGATCTACCTGTGTTTGTAGACCAGAGGCTTTAGCTTCCGCAATCATCTCTTTATTCTCGATCTGTAAAGCAATCATTTTTTTCTTTACATCCTTCTCGCTTTGAGAAAGTGGATCAACAGCTTCAATCTGTGGATATCGATAAGATGATATAATTTTGTTTGCTACAATTTTTACAAACTTAGGAACGATAGGAACTGGAGTCCAATCAATAGACAATAAAGAACCATCGTCATTACCTGGATCTAAACTATTGAGTATCTGTTTATATATACGAGTGTCTTGTGTACCATTAGCGTACATGCGTGACTGCTCAAACTCCTTGTACCGCTTTTGATACAAACTACCTTCTGTGTCCAAACCTCCCCATTGATTCATCATCGCCTTAGCATACTCTAAGCCATATTCTTTCTGGCTTTTTTCAGCATGTTTAGCTAGAGGGTTTGGAAAACTTCCTTTCTTTGTTACATTCATCTTTTCGCTGAATATTAATCAGAAACAAAGATAGATAATTTATTAACGCTGAATTACCTTGGCTTTACGGAAGAACTTCTTATTGCTGTTGTCTTTTTTTACTTCTTTCTTAATTGACTTTTGAGCAGCCATAAGAGCAAGACCAGCACTTATACTAAGGTCAAATTTTGTACGGTCGTCTATCTTAAAGTTAATCCAGTCCTCCAGAGTGTTGTCAAAAAACATTTTACCGTAATTACCCTCTTCGTTTAGTCCTACATACTCGTGTATATACGCTTCAATAGACTGAGCGTGAGCTTGTATAATGTCTTGAGAGTTAGACGGTATACCTTTTGTTTTTGTTGCACTACGTGACCCACCGCCTAAATGCACTGGTCTGTCCATAAGATAACCATCGTAGCCTCTATTCTCAAAGTATCTAGCAATACCGTACTTATTATTCTCTATAAGTATCATGTAACCATAAAAAACAGCAGACATAAGAACATCCTCGTAGAATATTCTAGCTAACGGTGGACGTGAAGCATACTCTAATACGAACATGTTTGAGGGGTGCTCCATGTTTATTTTATTATATAAATGCAGTGCACCCTTAGATCCCCTGCCATCTACAGTTGCGTCAAGGTCATAGCTATCCACACCTCCTACTCCTAACCATGCATTACCAGGTGTTTTCTTACCTCTCTCTGTTACAACTTTATTTCGTAGCTCGTCTGGCGGCATCCAGGCTACCCTAAATCTACCGCTGGGGTCTGGTCTAAAAACAACCTTTGTATCTTGAATACCGCCCTCCCATACAAAATTACCACGAACAACAGGATTTGGATATAGCTCCATATTGTTTTCTAGTTGCTCATATATCTTAGCAATGTTGAAAGTAGATGCTTTAGTAGAGTCGCGAAACGCTTCGTCCATTGTAAATGGAAACTGACGTATAACTTCATTAAGGTCGTAGCTATCATTGGACAATGCCTTACGCTCGTTCTTTAAAAACGTTTTAGCACCTATGTCAATCATCTCGTTGTCTACGCCTAGTATAGGTTTTTCTGGATCGTCAATAACGGGGTTCCCGTAAAGATCAAAGAACCCTTCAAGAGCTTCATAAGATGGTATAAATATCTTGTATAAACCTGTTTTTGTTCTGCCATTAGCATTACGTTCTGTAGGATCTGAGTTGTATACAAGTTTTTTAAAGTTTCTACCCCCTTTGTCTAAAGGGTTTACAGTAGAACCCACCATTGCCTTGCCTATAATCTTACGACCTACAAGCAAACAAGTTCTATGTACACGCCATATCTCAGTTATATCCTCTGGCTTTTCTATTTTACCCGCTTCATCAAGAAACAGGTAATGTAACTTCTCACCATCATAAGCATTAGACGTAGTATTCTTCCAGTTTATAATAGTGTCTAAGGCTTCGCCACTGTTTGCTGTTTTATTGTTTTTTGTAATACGTTTTGATGGCTCACGAAATGCTAACTCTTGACGTGGATTAGTCGTACCGTCCTGTATAGGTTTAAAAAAGAATGGGTAGTTCCGGTATATCGGCATTATCTTTTTCATAAACACATTTTCCTGTGCATCTTTACCCGTCTTAGATACAATACCTAGAAGTTTGTCCTTTACCTGAGTACCTTCATCAGATAAATTACCTGAACACATTTGTGTATATCCCGAACGTCTACACTTTACATAAACTTGACCCATAGATCTTGGGTCGTGCTCACACGCGACAAAATGCCTAGAAAGTCTATTCTGAAACTCAAGATAGCTAGGATATCCAATATCAATCTTGGACCACTGTAAGAACATGTAGTGATGACCTGTGATGTAAGTAGGCTCACCGTTGTTCATAAACCATACACCATTTCTACGTCTATCAAACTCCTTACGTATAAACTCTGTATACCTTTCCTTAAAAGGTTTGGGCATATCAGTCCATTCATCCATAGACCTAATCTTCATCAAATCTGACGGGGGGTCTAGCCTACGCCAATATTGATCTTCTTTTTTTAAGTCACTGAATAATATATCTCTTTTTTTAGGAGCAGCTGGCAATTGCAAGTAAACATCAGATATATTAATTACATCACCACCAGTACCCTTCGGGCATATGTTTACTACTGGCTCGTCAATACCTTCTATGTTTACTAGTCCAGCCATCTATTTCTTTGCAAACTTTTCGCTAAATCCAGAGCTGTAGTCTACCTCTTCTTTTATGTTACCTGTTTTCTTTAGCTCCTTTAGCATCAGCTCTAATTTCTGATACTCGGTTATAAGCTCCTTAGCATCTATTGCAGACTGCTTTATACTTTGCAATTCAGACCTGCGTTGGCTACCGCTTAATTCTTTATCTACAGGCTTCTTGATTTCTTCTGTGATATTTTCAATAGCTATAGACATAGCGTGCAGAAGCTCTTCTCCAGCATACACACTGTCAAATTTCTTTCTGCGTCCCATTAAAATCCAGTTGCGTAAATATGTGTAATATGTGTACGGTAAACTTCTTCACCATCTATCTTCATGCGATAGTCAGCGTTCTTCATAATCATTACCTTATCACCCTTCTTTAGTCCGAGTTCTTGTACAGCTGGCGAATCGTAAAGAACATAACCAAACATATTGTATTCTGGCTTTTTGAGTTCTGTGATGATGCCGCTTTCAGTAACTTCTTCATCCTCTTGCTCTTCTGGCGTTAAGAATATCCATTCAGACAATAGATGTATCTCTCCAGTATCTTGACACTTGTAAGCGTAAGCCTGTGTGCTACCGCTGTTGTATGGATCAAATCTGACAAAATATATATCATCATCTACGAGTTGACCCTTACCTTCGTTGGATACAACGACATGGTGGTGAAAGTATAGTGTATCTCCAGGCTTAACCCCGGTATTGTATTTTTCCGGAACTGAGTATACTTCAGCAGACATCTTTCTGTTTTCAAACTCATTCCATTTGGGATCTAGGTATATTGACTTATCGCCAACCTTTAGCTCATCGTTAAAAGCTTTTGGCATTCTAACGAAGAAATCGTGTAGTGATCTCATCTTAATTAAATTTAATTAGTGTTAATTAACTAACACAAACTTACGAAAAATCACAGTCGTATTCTATGAGCACAGGCATGTCAACTGTAGACTTCCAGAGCATCACACCGTCTTTAGGGTGTTTGATATAAATAAGGTATTGCGTTTTTCCGTACTTATGTAAGTACTTTTCATCGAGTATAATCGTGTCTATCTTAGACTCACCAGCTCGTTGACCTATGTAATAAGCCATAGCTTTTAGAGGATTGTCCCCTATAATAATTTTACGTATCATTTTTTTTAATTTACATCTCCGTTTCTACGGGCTAGGTCAATCCAGTAGTCAATACTGCCTGGGTCTGGCTCGCTTTCTTGGCGATATGCCTCAACACAATAAGAAAGAAGATCATCTAATTCCTCTTCATCTGTTACAGAAAAAGATGACAATAAGTTCATGTTAGCACGTTCCTGACCCTCTTCATCAATGTATGAAGAATCCATGTCTAAAAAACCAACAGCAACACAAGCGATAAACGAGTCTTCTATGTCGTACTTTTTAGCAATAGAAGCTATAGCGAGTATGAGTTCTTGTATCTCATAGATTGCATCTTTCTCGTTTTCTTTCATTTGATTTACAATGTTTAATTTTATCAAATATACTAATTTAATAAAAGGCTTATGCCGAAGGGAAGAGTAGCAAAGACAAAGATGTTTAGAGATTTCTCATACATCAAGGACAAATGGATTAAAGAAAACTACTTAAAGAACTGGAGTATCGTCATGAGCGACATGCTTTCCAGGTATGACCTTTCAGATAAAGAGATGAGGTTCATGCTCTTCGTCTACGACCTGGAGTTCTTCACTATGGACTGGATTGCCGGAGAGTACAAGTATGAGAAAAGAAACATAGGACGTAGGCTTGTATACCCTCTTCTTAAAAAGGGGTACGTCTATAAGCATTTTGATAAGCTTACTCCGTCTACGGCTAGAGAAGATCATTTGTTTAGGGATGAAAGTAAATATAACTACCGTGTAAGGTACGCTCTCAGCCAAAATGGTAGACTAGTTGTGTCTAGATTCTACCGAAAGATGGCTGGTGAGGAACCTATTAGTGTGAAGAAATAGTTTTAAAAGGCTTTTTTAATGACGCACCTTTATGTGGTACGAACTTACCCTTATGCTCCTGAAGGTAATAACGCCCTCCCCTGTCCATCCAATGATATCCAGAAGG